CTGCCACAACTGCAATAACTGCCGCAACAACTGCCGCAACTACTGCCGCAACAACTGCCGCAACAACTGTCGCAACTGCCGTAACTGCCGCTGCAACTACTATAAGTACAATTATCAAAGAAAAAGTACTTGAACCATTTATTCAACATGTAACAAGTCTTATTACATATTTATTCGCATTAGAACTATTTAAATCTGTATTGGATATTTTTACTAATTTACAAAATAAATTTACTAAAAAAACAACACCATCAGTTTCAGTTAGTCAAGTTGTTGGAGAAGTTAAACCAGATGGTGGAGAAGTTAAACCAGATGGTGGAGAAGTTAAACCAGATGGTGGAGAAGTTAAACCAGATGGTGGAGAAGTTAAATCAGATTCAGTTAGTCAAGTTGTTAGAGAAGTTAAATCAGAATCAGTTAAATCAGATTCAGTTAGTCAAGTTGTTGGAGAAGTTAAACCAGAATCAGTTAATCCAGTTGTTGAATAAGTTAAATCAGATGATGGAGAAGTTAAATCAGTCGTTGAAGAAGTTAAATCAGAATTAGAGAAAAGTTAGTAAAAAATTCTCATAATATTTAAAATTAATTTTATATTTTCTTGATATAAAATTAACTTTATTATATATATTATATTATCACTAATTTGAATTTAATGAAATGGACAGATTTTGATCATAATTTTTGTGAAGGTTTTATTTATGATATGCCAGAATATTATAATGCAATTAGCTCAATTGCGATGGTTATATTTGGTTTTATTGGAATATTTAATTCATTTAATGATTTTGTTATAAAACTAATGTATGGTATATTATTTGCAACTGGAATTGGATCAATATTTTATCATTGGTTTGGATCAATTGGTTGGGCTTTATTTGATGAATTTCCAATGATATTAATAGTTTTTATTAGTAATTTATATTTAAACGAGATATCATTTTATATTAAATCAATTTATAAAACAGTAACTACCATTGATAATATACAGAATGCCATAAAAATTTGTATAAATTGTTTAATAATGGTATTTTTTTTGGTTTCAAATGTAATGTCAACAAGTCGATTATATTTTCCATTATATTTTGCTATATGTTTTGTTAATTTGATTTATCAATTTATAACTTTATCATATCAATTTAGTAAATTAAAATTATGTATTGAAAATAATATTCAGATCATTCCATATGCTAAAAAATATTTGTGTTTCCTTATGCTAAGTGCATTATTTTGGATTTTAACAGAAAATAGTTGTAAATATTTTAAACCTAATTCAGAATCAATATTTAGTATATTATATTTAATTGGTCATCCAATGTGGCATATTACTGTCTCATATAGTTTTTATAATCTTTTACAAATTATCTTATATATTAAACTAAGGCTAGTAGGAAATAATGTTAAAATAAATGAGCATATTGGTAATTTATATATTTATTAAGGTTTTAGGTTATGTTAGTATAGGTTATGTTAGTATAGGTTATGTTAGTATAGGTTATTATAATGATAAATTCATTTATAAGAATGTTATATTTGACATTTTATATAAATTAGAATCAATTACAAGTGCAGGACAATTTTTAATAGTACATTTTAGATTTGGTAATGTTTCTAGTATACCAGAAACATTATCTAATAAATCTTGATTTTCTAAATGGAGAGTTTTTAAATGTTTCATCTGTTCAATACCATTAATTGATTTTAACCATATACCATTTAATACTAAGTTTTCTATTGGTAAAACACTAATAGTTTCCAGATTAAATGGAACCGAATATTGATTCAATATCTTTGTGTCTTTATCAGTCCTTCCTAGTTTATTTATTTCTAAATATTTTAATTCTTTCATTAAAACGATTGAATCTTCTAATATATCATAATGTATTTGTTGATCTTGATGAATAGAATGATACGATAATCCAAAAATAATATCATTAGGAGAATTTGTAATGTATTTATCTGATCCATTTAATCCATTTAATTTATAATCATTCGGCAGCAAATTTATAATTAATTGAGTTCTATTAGTGTTTGCATATAATGTTTTATCATATAAATCAGATCTTCCATTTTGATTATATTTATATCCAACTATCAAAGGTACAATACTTTGTTCATGTTTTGAATTTTGTTTTTGAATATCAAACTTTAAATTACTTAATTCAGTTTCCATTTGTGTTTTTAGAATATTAATATCTTCATATACTTTTTCTATTAATTTAATATGATCTGTAAATTTATTAGTTATATTAAAATTATATTTTGCCAAATGTTTTTTAGTAATTAATAATGTAATTTTTTCGTCTATTAATTTATTTATATTAGAAATTTTTTGTTCCATTTTATTACAAGTATTTGTTTGTGTTTGAAATAATTCACCAATACTTTGACTAAAATCTGCTAACTGTTTTTTTGTAATTAATGATTTTAGTTTATCATTAATTTGTTCAATATCTGTATTGGTTGGTTTGGTTGGTTTGGTTGGTTTGGTCTGATTGCTCTGATTGGTCAAATTAATCCGATTGTTTGGTAACATATCAAAATCATTTTCTAATACTACATTATTAATATCATTATTAATATTGGTTTCTGTATCTGGTTGAGTTGGTGGTGCGTCATCTGCTTCGGTATCTGCATCTGGGTCTACTTCGGTATCTGCATCGATATCGGCCTCTGGTTCTACATCGGGACCTGCTTCTTGAGCTGCATCAATAGTAGGATTATTTTTGGATAGTTCTTTTTTTTTAATAGATTGTTTTTCTCTAATAATATCAGAATCAATAAAATAGTTATCAGAATTTGATGTAATTTTTTGTGTATCAACGATGACATATTTATTTTTTCTGTGTTTATTTTTTTGGATTATTTTTTTTGTAATATCAAAACCACTATTATAGTTATTTTTAAATCTTTCTAATTTTTCGTTTACAAGATCATCTATCATTTTTTGATATTCTTCGAACATTAAATTATTTTTTTTATTAATTACTGATATTACATAATCAAAATTATCTTGTCCAACACATTTCTCTATTTTTTCATTTAAAAAATGTAATCTTTCTGTCAAATTATTAATACTAAAATCATAATTAATATGTTGTTGTGATAATCTTGATTCAATTAGTTCCAATGATTTAAATTTTGCTAATTCTTTTTGATTATTAAAGACAATACTTCCCAAAATAATTAAATTTCTATTATAATATTTTACATCATCTTTAATACTATTAAATAATTCATCTCTCTGAGATGAAATAGTATTTTTAAATTCAGTTAAATTTTTAAATTCAGTTAAATAATTTAATTCTATCTTATTTAGATTTGATTTTAATATTTTAATTTGGTTTTTTAATGAATAATAATTTTTATCAATATATTCCATTTTATGAATTTTATAAAAAATAATAACAAAATTAAAAAACATAATAAATATTGATATACCCAATAATATTACAAGATCCATATAATTATCTGAATAAATATGATAATTTATAAATTCACTACATTTTGATGTATATGATGATAAAAATGCATTTAAAGCAGTACGAGTATCGTTAAAATATGATATATTCATTTATTTAATTAATCCTAATAATAGTTTGGACGAAGATAGAAAAAAGATCAATTTTTTCTATCGTCATCTAATAATAATTAGGTCCAAATTATAATTATACCCTTTTTTATATAACACTTAACGTGTTTAGATGTATTTAATAAAAAAACAAATTTAAAAAAGTAATTTTAAATCTATAGATGAAATATGTAATAATTTCAATGAGTGAAAAAAATACAACTACTAATTCTACAAAAGATTTGAATAATTCCACAAAAGATTTAACTAATTTTTATCAATTTATTGATAAATATAGAATTCAAAAAGTAAGTGGTCAAATAAATAATACAAAGCCTACACATACGTCAATGGGCTCTATATTGGGATCATTTAATATTCCTGATGATAAAAATATACATTTTTTAAAATACTATCAAAAGATGATTAAATCTGGTTCAATACCGAGTATATTAGAATCTCATTTGGACCAAGGACCAATTTTAATAGATTTAGACTTTAAATATATTTTACAATCAGATTCGCCGAATACTCGTATATATACAGATGCAGATATAGAAAACATTCTAAAAATATATAATCAAGTAATTTTGACATATTTGTCAATTAATGAAGATGATATTAATATTTATATTATGGAAAAATCCCAACCAAAGATTATTCAAGTTGATGACATAAATAACAAAACAACCTATAAAGATGGAATACATATTATTTATCCTTTTATTTGTGTAAATAATAAAATACAGTTTTTTTTTAGAGAACTAGTATTAAACAAAATTAATGCCGACAAAACATTAGATCATCTTAATTTTGATAATTCATTAGATGATATTTTTGATAAAGCAGTGATTGAAAGAAATAATTGGTTACTATATGGTTCAGGAAAAGATACCAATCCAAATAATTTATATAAATTAACAAAGATATATGACATAAATTTTGAACAACTTGATATGGACGAGGTTGATTGGTTTAATTTACCAACATTATTATCAATTAGAAAATTTAAATTACCAACTGATCATTCTGAATTTGTTGATGGTATTGATATGGATAAAATTAATACTTTATATGCTGAAATAATCGGTAAAAAAACAAATAATAAACCATTTTGTCTAAATGCTGATATTCGAAAAGCTAAAGTTCTAACATCAATGCTTAGTTCAAAAAGAGCAAAATCATATTCAACATGGATAGAAGTAGGTTTTTGTTTACATAATATAGATGATTCACTTCTAGATGATTGGATAGAATTCAGTCAAAAATCACCAAGTAATTATAAAGAAGGAGAATGTGAAAAATATTGGTTGGGATTTAAATATGAAGGTCTAAGCATTGGTTCCCTTTTTCGATGGGCTAAAGAAGATAATCCTAATGCATACTCCGATTTTTTATTAAATGAATTAGATGATATTATAAAGAGTTCATTAAGTTTAACATCATATTCGGTAGCAAAGGTTTTTTATGAATTGAATAAGTATCAATATGTTTGTACATCAGTATCAAAAAAGAAGTGGTATGAATTTGTTGGTCACAGATGGGAACCAATGGATGAGGCGAATTCTATTATTAAAAAACTTAATACAGAATTAGCAGATTCATATATTAAATTGGCAATTGCATTTAACAATAAAGCATTAGTAAATGCAGATGATGAAAGAAAACGATTATTAAATAACAGTCAAATAGCAAATAAGATAGCAAATAAACTTCGAGAGATGTCATTTAAAAAAAATATTATAGCAGAATTATCAATTTTATATTATGATCCGAAATTTATGGAAAAATTAGATGAAAATAGATATTTGATGGGTTTTACAAATGGTATATATGATTTAAAAAATGGATATTTTAGAAATGGTCGACCAGAAGATTTTATTTCTATGTCAACAAATTGTGATTTTATTAATTATGATAAATCAAATAAATCAATACAAGATGTTTACCACTTTTTCGAACAAATTCAACCTGAACCTGAATTAAGAGAATATTTATTTACCAAATTATCCAGTTTCTTAGAAGGTATACAACGTGATCAAAAATTCGAAATATGGACTGGTACTGGCGCAAATGGAAAAGGTCGTATTTTGAAACTTGTTTTAGATGCATTTGGAAATTATGCTTGTACTATTCCTATTACCCTTTTAACTAAACCAAGAACTGACTCTAATTCTTGTACTCCTGCTTTAGCTATGACAAAAGGAAAAAGATGTTGTGCATTCCAAGAACCTGAAAATGATGATAAAATATATGTAGGACATATGAAAAATATCACTGGTGGTGATAAATTAATGGCAAGATCTCTTTATTCTGATCCTGTTGAATTCTATCCTCAATTTAAAACTATTTTAGCCTGTAATAAATTACCTGATATTCCTTCTGCCGATGGAGGTACTTGGCGTCGTATTCGTGTTGTTCCTTTTGATATGAAATTCGTAGATAAACCAACTGAATCTTTCCATAGAAAAAAAATAGATAATATTGATGATCTAATTACAGAATGGAGATCTGCATTTATGAGTATACTTACCGAAAAATATAAATCATATATTAAAAATGGTATTGATGAACCATCTCAAGTTTTACTTCAAACTAATGAATATCAAAACAATTCAGATGTATTTATGGAATATATTAGAGATAATATATTAGCTACAGATTATAGAGATTATATTACTTTTGATGATTTATGGGAAGACTTCAAAAAATGGTATAAAGAATCTAATCTTCCTGATAACAAAAAACCCGTTAAATCTGATCTTAAAACTGAAATGGAAAATCGACTGGGTAAACTTAAAAATGGTAAAGTCAAAAATGGCCGTTTCGTTGGTTTCAGATTTAAAACTAATCTTGATGAAGATCATGATAATCAAGATTGTTATACAAATACAGATAAGTTATTATCATCTTGTAATAATACATCAGCGATCGACTCAAAAACTAATAGATCTAATTTGATTAATAGTTCAAATCTAAATAGTGAAGAAAATGAAATTAATCAAATTAGATCTATTAAATCTATTAAATCCAATTCAACACAACCACTTGTTAATAAAAATTCTAATAATATTGATGCAAATATTGATTTATTTGAAGATGACAGTATCGATAATATCTTTATTAAAAATGATAAACAAAATGTTAAGTTTAAAAATGATCAATCTGTTTTGAAAAATTAAAAAAATCACTTATTATAGTTATAATTATCTATTGTTATATCTGGTATTTTAACATAACTAGATGTATCAAAATGCAATTCATCTGACTTTCCCTAATACTCATCATTATGTATATGCATATGCTTATGTTTATTATACATTGGCATCTTCATGTTAGGATCAACTAATACTGATTCTGCTGATTCTGAAGTTGTTGTTCGCGTCTGTCATATAGACGTCGAATCATATTGATCAGCATCTGAATATAATAGATATGTATATTATGGAAATTCATGTTAATCATGTTATTTTGCATATTCATCAAATTATTATGTACATTATCATTGTATTGATTATGGTTTAGCGCATGATCAATAATATCAAGAATTTCCATCATTATGACGAATTGAATTTCTTGATTTTGTTGATTTATATTAATTAGAATTTGATTATTAATTTGATTCTGATTATTTTGAATATTATTGCGAATAAATTGAATCATATTTCTCAAGCGTGTAACCATCATTATCCAATTATTCATCAGAAGTAGATCAATATTATTGATTATATTATTCCAATCATTAATCTGATTATTCAGATTTTGATTATGTTGGTTCTGATTATGTTGGTTCTGATTATGTTGGTTCTGAATATATTGGTTCTGATTATATTGGTTCTGATTGTATTGATTCTGATTATGTACAATATAATTATCAATACCATCTGATTCTGAATCTGATTCTGTATCTGATTCAGAATCCAATACAACATTATTTGATTCATTATTGTAGTAATTGTTATAATTGTAATTATTAATATGATGATTGATATAATTGTTATCATCATTAATATAGATGTTATTATAATAGTTGATGTAATTTGCTCCAATATGTCCTCCGGCTGCTCCTCCTGCTGCAACTCCTGCTGCTCCTGCTGCAACTCCTGCTGCTCCTCCTGCTGCAACTCCTGCTGCTCCTGCTGCAACTCCTGCTGCTCCTGCTGCAACTCCTGCTAATTCACCAACAACAACTGGTTGGTTTACTGGATAAATTATAGCATCATTATGTGGATTATGCTGATTATGTGGATTATGCTGATTATGTGGATTATGCTGATTATGTTGAGAATGATATTGCATTCTAAATTCATTACTAAATATATATCGACAAACCGCACATCGATCAATCATCCGAATACAATCTGGACAAAAGCGATGAAAACATTCTGTAAATTCCGAAGCAAACTCTGTTTGACAAATCATACAAGTTTCTTCCTCAGAAAATTCACGAAGAGAATTTTCTTCTAAATCATAATTTTCTTCTGATTTAGAATCTGATTTATCAATATCTTTATGAGAAATATTATTAATATAATCATCCTTTTCATAGTTTTCATCCTTTTGATTTTTTTCATCTGTTTCATCTGTTTTATCTGTTTTATCTGTTTTATCTGTTTCATCTGTTTCATCAGTTTCATCATCTAATGAATTCTGAGAAGACTCAACAAATGGTTCAAGAATTAGTTCAGGATTGGGCCCAGGATCAGGTTCAGGACCATGATTATGTATATGATCAGATTCGGGTTCAGGTTCAGGGCCAGGATTAGGGACAGCTTCAGGACCATTATTAGGTTCTACAATTAGAGCCTCATTATCATTGGGATTAACCACAACGATGATATTTTGATTAAGTAAAATATTATCCATTTCAATTGGTATAAGAGTAATTAAATTAATGGTTAATATGATAATCTTTTTTTCATTTTTTTATTATGGGATAATTATTCTAACATTAATATATAAATTATATAAATGTTTACAATTTCGGACATAATATCATCAATTATAATATATATATTATGTATATTTGTTATTGTTGTTAAATTTAAATTAAGCAAAAATAATAAGAAATTAACGGATTCTGATTCTAATAAAATATCTATTTTTAATCAAATTAAGCAAAATATAATAAAAATTAGACAAAAAATTGGGAGAACACGTCTTGGTATGGTTCTAAAAAATGGATATCCAATAGTTAGATTAATTTCAAATGCTTATGGTTATATGGCTATATCAGAATTAGCATCTTATGTTGAAAATTATGTTGATATATTTTATGTAGCAAATATAACAGATGGTATATATTTAAGATTAAATGGAATAAAAAAACCAATAATGGTATTATATTTAATAGATCCATCAAAAATAAATTTAGCAATTAATTATAACTTAGAAATATTAATTCCCAGCATAGAATGGTATATCTTAGCAAAAAACTATATTAAATCAAATAATTTTAAACCAATAAAAGCTCACATATGGTATGACTCTGGAATGGGTAAAGAAGGTTTTAAATCACATTCAGATATTATAACTTTATACCTATTTCTGAAAGCAAGACCAGATATCAAATTGATTGGATTAGGAACAAAATATAATACAAGTGATACAACATATGCAACATCTCTAACAAAATTAAATCAAAAAAGTCTACCAACAGATCTTGTTATCCAGCATCTAAATTTTGTGAAATTGGTAAAAACTATATCCGATCCTAAATTAATAATTCATACAGCTTGTACATTTGAACTTGATAGAAATTTTGTTGAATCATATTTTGGTTCAAATGGATCAATTAGAGTAGGAACCTTAATTTATCGAAATATTAAATGGTCACAACCTTTATTAGAAATCAAAACAATGTCTGATACTGATTGTTACGGTTATTATTGTGAAAAAACACCACAAAATCAATCTAATAAACAATATAAGATGGGTTTGATTAAAAATTTCCTAAGTTTACAAACTGAACAACTTAATTATCTTAAAATATATGATAAAGAGAATAATTTACAAAAAATAATATTGGGTAGATATGATCCTTTGACATTCAAATTTAATCCCAAATCAAATTTAAAAGTAGGTTCGATTTTAACATTTATTTATAATGATTTATTTGCATATAAATAAGATAAATTATTGTATTATTTGTAATAGTATATTTTGTGTTCTTTGTATACTAGTTAATAATATTTCTTGTTTTTTTGTATATATTACATTGTTTAAAGATGAACATCCACTTAAGAAATAATTACCTATTGATGTTAGATTAATTAGAGGACTTAAATCTATACTTTCTAATTGTGCACAATCATATAAAAATTTATTACGTATTGATGTTAGATTAGTTAGATTTTTTAAATTTATACTTTTTAAATTACTACACTTATATAAGAAATTATCACTAATTGATATTAGATTAATTAGAGGACTTAAATCTATACTTTCTAATTGTTTACACATATATAAAAAATTATAATCAATTGATACTACTTTATTTAGATTTTTTAAATTTATACTTTTTAATCCAATACATCCATTTAAAAAATCATTACTAATTGATGTTAGATTAATTAGAGGACTTAAATCTATACTTTTTAATCCAATACAATTAAATAAAAAATGATTACCAATTGATGTTAGATTAATTAGATGACTCAAATCTATACTTTTTAATCCAATACAATTAAATAAGAAATTATCACTAATTGATACTACTTTAGTTAGATTACTTAAATCTATACTTTTTAAATTATTACACTTATATAAGAAATAATTACCGATTGATACTACTTTAGTTAGATTACTTAAATTTATACTTTCTAATTGTTTACAATCATATAAAAAATTATCACCAATTGATGCTATATTAGATAGAGGACTTAAATTTATACTTTTTAATCCAATACACTCACATAAGAAATTATCACCAATTGATGCTATATTAGATAGAGGACTTAAATTTATACTTTTTAACTCTTTACATCCATTTAAAAAACTATCACCTATTGATGTTATATTAGATAGAGAACTTAAGTCAATGCTTTGTAGCATTTTACAGTTATAAAAAAAAGCATAACCAATCGATTCTATTTTATTTAAAGGACTGAATAAAAATGATTCAAGCTTTTCACAATCAAACAAAAAATGATCACCTATTGATGTTAGTTTAGATAGAGGACTTAAATTTATACTTTTTAACTCTTTACATCCACTTAAAAAATAATGACCAATTGATGTTATATTAGATAAATGACTTAAATCTATACTGACTAATCCAATACATCCACTTAAAAAATTATCACTTATTGATGCTATATTAGATAGAGGACTTAAATCTATACTTATAATAGATTTATTCTTGATGATACTATTTAGATGTCTTAAATTTTCTAGTTGTTTAACAAATTCAAAATTATTTGATTTGTATGTATAATCATCTATCTTTGGATTTAATCTAAAATTTTTTATAAAATAATCAAAAAATTCTTCATTATCTACATCTATTTCTATCCTTCTTCTTGTATCTGAATCATATTGATCTGTAAATGATAATTCTAATAATTTTTTCTTTAATTCAATTTCAGTTTTATCTTCATTTATCATTTCCACTAATAATTCTGAACTCCAATCTATCCAAAAATAATTATATTTACTTATTTTTTCTTCTTTTTTTAACAATAGAGATATTTTGTCATGTTTGTCTACGGTAAATCCTGTATAATTAACTTCTTCTTCATCTTCTTTTATATGATCCATATGGAAATGACCATCAATACAATCAATTATAAATTTTTTAAATTCCTCATGATGTATTTCAATTGTACCTATGCCTTTTGAATCAATATTATTTGTGATTTGTATTATTTTGGTAGATTTTATAGGATCTTCTGATTTATCTGATTTTAAAAGATCATCCCATTTTGTTACTTTTGGTAGAAGATTACATATTAATTGAAAAAAGTTTGTATTTGTTCCATCAAGCGACATACCACTAACTAATTCATAATTATAAGTATCAAATAAGTTTCCTGTTGTTGATTTACATGATTTACTTAATCTAAGATTATGATTTGCTTCAAAAATTATTAGTTTACTCCAAGCATCTCTTGGATTTAATTCTTTATCATATATCTTTACTGGATTTATACTTGATTGAGCTGAAAAATTATTAAAAACTCTATAATATTCAATTAGTTTGTCTATTCCGCCATATTCAGTTAAAATATCTATATCAAACTTTTTTGTTTGAGAATTATAACAGATTAAATTAATTAAATTTCGAGCTGTTACTTCACCACAATCTGGATATGTTACATTTAATAATATGTTTGGACAAAAATGTTTAGCTTGTTCTTGTTTGTATATCTTAAAATCTTCTTTTGTTATCTTAAATATTATTTGTTCAAAACTATTTGGTTTTATATCATAATATTTCAGATCAATTAAATCATATTGTTTATCTTTTGGCAAATATTTATTACAAATCTCAAATATTTCATTAATACCTGTATAATACTGTTGAATACCCTCATCATTATTTAAGACCCACCATAAACAAAATAATATAATATGAAAATCATAAATATCTGTTGTATTCGCAATTGGAATATATTTTTTTATCAATGCAACCTTTTGAAGATAATCATTAAGGGTTTTAGTATGTAATGCAATTAATTCTTTTAGTTTTCCTTTCGCAATTGTATAACTATTTTTATCTAGAGTATATTTATCTAAAATTTGTTTAATATTTTCTTTTGAAACATAATCCGTTCTATGAATAAAAGCCAGAGTTTTATCTTTTGTAAGTTTTAAAAAATCATTATTAGTTTTACAAATATATAAAAGTGCAATATATCTACCAATATCAATTGGTTTGACTTCCATATTTTCATTATTTGGCTGTATTTGTCCAGGTATCTCTTTTAATAATTTTTTATATTTCTCATATTCATTTAATTTAGATGTTTTAGATGATTTAGATGATTTAGATGGTTCAGATGATTCAGATGATTCAGTAGGTACACTAACAGGTTTAGTATTTTCTTGGGCTTTTGATAGAAAAAATTTATTTTTAATATAACCAGATTTGTGCATAATTAATCCATAAATAGGATTCAAATAAGGTTCCATATCTTTATGAGATTCAATATCAGGATTAAATAAATTGATCTTATCAATTTTAGTAATATATGGTAAATCACCACCAATCATATCCATATTAAAATTAT